TACAAGACTTCGCAGGGTTAAGGTTTTGCCGGAGCACCTAATGTCTCCGCTTGGCTCGGTCTGTAAAAACTATATGATCGACGGCAACAGCAGGACGCAGTGGAGCAAGTCAATTTGCGGCTTTGACGTTCCACAAATTCTGAAGTATGAGACTACGGACCACTACTGGTGGCATCACGACGTACTTCCGCCCGTAGATGGGAAGCAACGGCGCGTATCGCTATGTATGTTGTTAAATGACCCGTCCGAGTTTGAAGGCGGGCAACTTGAGCTTAAAGATACGATGGATAACGCCCTAAAAAACAAAGGCGACATCATCGTGTTTGATTCAACCACAATGCACCGAGTCGCTCCTGTAACTAAAGGTGTTCGCATCTCGGCTGTATGCTGGGCTTACGGATTTTATGAGGAATGATCATGGCTATTGATAAAGCACTAAATCGCGCCCCATTAGGGCTTGGCGGTATGGACGCAGGCAGTATGGACGACCCACTCATAGAGATCGAGATCGAGGACCCTGAGTCAGTGACTGTTGGCATGGGTGGGATGGAGATCGAGATCGAGCCGGGTAAGAAGGAAGATGACGACTTCAACGCTAACTTGGCTGAAGAACTTAGTGAAGATGTGTTGGAGACATTAGCAGGAGATTTGCTCGGCGACTTTGAAGATGATGTAGGTAGCCGCAAAGACTGGATGCAGACATACGTGGACGGCCTTGAGCTGTTGGGTATGAAGATCGAGGAACGCAGTGAACCGTGGGAAGGAGCCTGTGGTGTTTACCATCCGCTTTTATCTGAGGCTTTGGTTAAGTTCCAATCCGAGACAATCATGGCGACATTCCCGGCGAGTGGCCCGGTTAAGACGCAGATCATTGGAAAGGAGACCACTAAGAATAAGGAAGCTGCCGAGAGAGTTCAGAATGACATGAACTACCAGCTTACCGAGGTCATGACTGAGTATCGCAGTGAGCATGAGCGCATGCTGTGGGGCTTGGGGCTATCAGGTAACGCGTTCAAGAAGGTGTACTACGACCCGTCGCTAGAGCGTCAAGTCTCTATTTTCGTCCCGGCTGAAGATGTGGTTGTGCCTTACGGCTCAGAGCATTTGCAGAACGCACCGCGTGTAACGCATGTGATGCGTAAGACCGAGAATGAGCTAAAGAAGCTACAAGTGGGCGGCTTTTATCGTGATGTTGAGCTTGGCACCCCCACTAATACACTAGACGACGTTGAGAAGAAGATTGCGGAGAAGATGGGCTTCCGCGCCACAACTGACGACCGCTACAAGCTTCTTGAGATGCAGGTTGACTTAAATCTTGAAGGGTATGAGAGCGAAGATGGTGTAGCACTGCCTTACATCATCACCATTGAGAAGGGTACCGGTACGGTATTGGCTATTCGTCGTAACTGGGAGCCAAGTGACAAGAGTAAGCAAAAGCGCACTCACTTCGTCCACTATGGCTACATTCCGGGCTTTGGCTTCTATTACTTCGGCCTCATTCATTTGATCGGTGCGTACGCTAAGAGTGGTACTTCTATCCTACGTCAGTTGGTTGATGCAGGCACATTAGCAAACTTGCCGGGCGGGTTGAAGTCCAAAGGTATGCGCACTAAGGGAGACGATACACCTATCGCTCCGGGCGAGTTCCGTGATGTGGATGTGGCGTCGGGCACCATACGCGACAACATTTTGCCACTGCCATACAAAGAGCCAAGTCAGGTCCTCAAACTTTTGATGGATCAGATCGTTGATGAAGGTCGTCGCTTCGCATCTGCCGCTGATCTCAAAGTCTCTGATATGTCGGCGCAAGCTCCTGTTGGAACGTCACTAGCGCTGTTGGAACGCCAGTTAAAAGTGATGTCGGCTGTTCAGGCTCGCATCCACTTTGCGATGAAGCAGGAGTTCAAGCTTCTAAAAAACATCATCGCAGCTTATGCCCCGACCGAGTACAGCTACGAGCCAGTTGAAGGTAGCCGTCGCGCACGTCAGCAAGACTACGAGATGGTTGATGTAATCCCTGTATCAGACCCGAATGCTGCAACCATGAGTCAGAAGGTTGTGCAGTACCAAGCGGTTATGCAGATGGCGCAGCAAAACCCACAGATCTACGACATGGTCGAGCTGAACAAGCAGATGTTAGAGGTCTTAGGTATTAAGAACATCCACAAGCTTGTCCCCGCTTCAGAAGACCAGAAACCAAAAGATCCCGTGTCGGAGAACATGGCAATTCTGAACATGAAGCCAGTCAAAGCGTTCTTGTATCAGGACCATGAAGCTCATCTACAAGTGCATATAGCGGCGATGCAAGACCCGAAGATCGCGCAGTTGGTGGGCCAAAACCCACAAGCTCCGGTGATTATGGCATCAATGCAAGCTCATATTGCGGAACACGTTGCGTTCGAGTATCGCAAACAAATCGAGGAGCAGTTGGGTATACCTCTAGATATTCCTGATTACGAAGAAGGCGACACAATTCCAGAGGAGATGGAGGTCCAGATTAGCCGCATGATGGCAATGGCTGCGGGCAAATTGTTACAAAAGGATCAAGCCGAAGTTGCACAACAGCAAGCACAACAAGCTGCGCAAGACCCGATTGTTCAGATGCAACAGCAAGAACTTCAAATCAAAGCACAGGAAATCGAAATCAAAAAGCAAAAGCTTCAGATCGATGCGGCGGCACAGGCCGACAAGATTCGTATCGAAGAAGAGCGGATTGCGGCACAGAAGGAAATTGCTGGTATGCAGGTTGGTGCCAAAACCGCCAAAGACAAAGCAGAGCTTGCATCTCGACAAGAGGAGGCTGGCGTACGCATGGGTATCGACATTGCCAAGTCGCAAGAACAAATGGCGCGAATGGCGCAAACCCGTAGGAAGGAGTAATCAGTGGACAAGACACTGGCAATTATTAAAGAACGTATCAACGACAAACAAGCTCAACTTGCGCATGCCGTGAGTGAGGGCACGATGAAGGATTACGCAGAGTACCGCGCAATCTGCGGGGAGATTCGAGGTCTATCCATCGCAGAAGGTTTTATCTTGGACCTTGCAGACCAAATGGAGCGTCACGACGATGAGTGAAATACTAATCGCTACAGAAAGCGGTGAAGTACCACAGACCGAGGAAGAGAAGGCTAAACAGCTTCCTGAGCCTGCCGGATACCACATATTGGTAGCACTACCGGAGATTGAGGAAGCGTTTGATAGCGGGCTTCTTAAGGCGGATCAAACCAAGCAGTTTGAAGAAGTACTAGCAACTGTGTTCTTTGTCGTAAAGATAGGGCCGGACTGCTACAAGGACGAAAAACGGTTTCCAAGTGGGCCGTGGTGCAAAGAAGGTGACTTTGTATTAGCCCGTCCGAACAGCGGCACTCGCCTGAAGATTCACGGTAAAGAGTTCCGTCTTATCAATGACGATACGGTGGAAGCAGTTGTGCAAGACCCACGCGGCATTCGTCGCGCATAAAGGAGATATCAATTATGGAACAACAAGAATTTCAGTTTCCCGACGAGAAGGAAGAGAAGGCCAAACCCACCGAGTCTAAGCTGGATGATATCGAATTTGAAATAGAAGACGATACTCCTGAAGAAGATCGTGGTCGGGAACCGTTGCCTAAACAGATCGTCGAGGAGCTTGATCAAGATGATCTGGAGGACTATTCCGAGAAGGTAAAAGTCCGTCTGAAGCAGATGAAGAAGGTGTACCACGACGAGCGCCGGGAGAAGGAACAAGCCTTGCGGGAGCGTCAGGCTGCGGAAGACTTAGCAAAAAGAATACTTGAAGAAAACCGTAACCTCAAAGGTAAACTTTCTGAGGGGGAGAAGACTTATCTCCAAACCTATCAGTCAGCAGTTGAGCTAGAAGTAGATGCGGCTAAGAAGGCTTATAGAGAAGCTTACGATGCCGGGGATACGGATAAGTTGCTAGATGCGCAAGAAAAACTTAATTTTGCTCAAATTAAGTTGCAAAAGGCAAAAGATTACGTACCCTCTTTACAATATGAACAAGATGAGGTACAAACTCGTTCAGAAGTCCCAGTGGCTCGTCCTGACCCAAGGGCAGTTGCGTGGCAAGAGCGCAATACTTGGTTCGGTCAAGACGAGGAGATGACTAGTCTTGCACTTGGGCTACACCAAAAGCTAGTCAAAC